GTGAGGACCCCGCGTCCGCTCGACGGCGACAAGGCCACCGTCCGCATCCTGCTGCTGATCGCGCAGCGCATCGGCAGGCCGTGCCCGACGCGCAACGAGCTGCTGGCCGTGACCGGCCTGCCCAAGCGAAGGGTCTGGCCGTTCTTGGACGCGCTGCACCGGCAGGGCGTGATCGAGATCGAGGAGAAGGCGGTGCACCCGGGCAACCGGCGGCGCCTGCGCATCGCCGGCGGCCAGTGGACCGACTGGACCTCGCGCCGCGTCAGGCGCCGCCGATTCGCGCTCGACCCCGAAGGAGGGATGAGGTGAGCCGCAAGCCGCGGGAGCCCAAGGCGGACCTCAGGGAGGAGGCCGCGCCGTACGCCCGCGAGGCGATCGAGGCGCTGGTCGACATGATGCGCAACAGCAGCAGCGATCCGGTGCGCGTCGCCGCCGCGCGCGAGCTGCTCGACCGGGCGCACGGCAAGCCCAAGCCCGAGCCGGCGCCGGGCGAGGTCGGCCCGAGCCTGCAGGACATGGTGCGGACCGCGTTCGAGCGGAAGGATCCATGAAGGAGGCGTTCGAGGCGTGGAAGGCCCACCCGTCGCGCTTCGTGCGCAACGTGTTCGGCGTGCGGCCCGATCCGTGGCAGGACGACGTGCTGGAGGCCTTCCCGCGCCGGCCGCGGCTCGCCATGAAGGCCTGCAAGGGACCGGGCAAGACGGCCGTGCTGGCGTGGCTCGCCTGGAATTTTCTGCTGACGCGCGACGACCCGAAGATCGCCGCGACCTCGGTCAGCGGCGACACCCTCGCCGACAATCTGTGGGCCGAGATGGCCAAGTGGCAGGCCCGCTCCGACCTGCTGACCGCCCGCTTCGAATGGACCAGGACGCGGATCTTCAGCCGCGAGCGGCCCGAGACCTGGTGGATGAGCGCCCGCACCTGGGCGAAGACCGCCGACCGGGCGCGGCTGGGGCAGACGCTGGCCGGCCTGCATTCCGACTACATCCTGTTCCTGCTCGACGAGTCGGGCGGCATCCCCGACGCGGTGATGGCCTCGGCCGAAGCGGCGCTCGCGTCATGCGTCGAGGGCCATATCGTGCAGGCCGGCAACCCGACCCACCTCGAGGGGCCGCTGTGGCGCGCCTGCACCGGCGAGCGGCGCTTGTGGCACGTCACCGAGATCACCGCCGATCCCGACGATCCGAAGCGGGCGACGCGGGTCAAGGCGGAGTGGGCGCGCGAGCAGATCGAGAAGTACGGCCGCGACAATCCATGGGTGCTGGTCAACGTGTTCGGCCGGTTCCCGCCGGCCTCGCTCGACACGCTGATCGGGCCCGACGAATGCCGCGCCGCGACGACGCGTGCCTGGCGGCCGGAGGATATCGCCGGCGCCGCGCGCATCCTCGGCGTCGACGTGGCGCGGTTCGGCGACGATGCCTCGGTGATATTCCCGCGCCAGGGCCTGGTGGCGTTCCCGCCGCTGCGCTTCCGCAACATCGACGGCACCCAGGGCGCGGGCGCGGTGGCGCGCAAGTGGACCGACTGGCAGGCCGACGCCTGCTTCATCGACGACACCGGCGGCTTCGGCTCGAGCTGGATCGACAACCTGTGCCGGCTCGGCCGCGCGCCGGTCGGCATCGCCTTCTCGGGGCGCGCCAGCGACCCGCGCTACGACAACAAGCGCACCGAGATGTATTTCGAGGCGATCGACTGGATCCGCCGCGGCGGCCAGCTGCCGCCCGGCGCGGCGAGCCACGAGCTGATCGCGGCGCTGAGCCAGACCACCTACAGCTTCCGCGGCGACCGCCTGCTGCTCGAGCCCAAGGACCAGGTCAAGGCCCGGCTCGGCTACTCGCCCGACGACGCCGATGCCTTCGTCCTCACCTTCGCCCAGCCGGTCGACGCCGGCAGCTCCGGCTCCGGCCCGCGCGGCCGTCCGGGCCGCGCCTTGGTCGATTACGACGTGCTGAAGGGGTGGTAGGATCGGCCATGCGCACCGCTTCCCTGTTGTCGTTCGCCGTGCTGGCTCTCGCCGCCTGCTCGGGCCAGCCGCCCCAGCCGTGGGAGCGGCCCGACCACACGCCGCCCACCGCCAGCGAGACGAGCTACTGCCGCGAGGAGGCGCGTCGGCAGGGCGGCACGCTCTATCCCGACCGGCCGCCCAACGACGCCGCCGGCGTGCCGCGCCAGTCCGACGACCGCCGCTTCGCGAGCGAGGTCCGCTTCTACGAGCAATGCATGACGCGCTCGGGCTTCGTGCGCGCGGCAGCGCGCTGACGGCGGCCCCGGTTCACGGCGCCGTCCCGCCGGGCGACGACGGCGACCTGAAAATGCCCTGGCGCGCGTAGCCCTGGTAGCGGTCGCTGAGCGACGCGGCGCCGCCCAGCAGGCTCGCGCCGATGCCGAGCGGCAGCGCCGCTATCGTACTGCCCGCCCTGAAATCGTCGAGGGTGGCCGCGCCGCCGGCGTTGGCGGCCTGTGCGCGATAGCCGTAGGCCCGGAGCGCGGCGTTGCTGCGGATCGCCCGGGCTTCGTAGTCGCCAACGCGCGCGGTGTCGGCTTGGACGTCGAGCGGGCTGCCGCTGTTCACGTCGCCGCCCTGGCCTGCGAGAGTGGCGCGCTGCGCGCCCAGCATGGCGGCGGTCTTCAACCGCTGGTTCTGCTCGTCGACCGCGCCCTGCTGCGTCGCGCGCTGGGCGTTCCATTCGGCGATCTGCTGGTTGTTGCGCGCGACCTGGGCCTGGTAGTTGGCCATGCCGGCCTGGGCCTGTGCGTTCTGCGCCTGCCCGAGGATGCTGGCGCCGGTGCCGAGCGCCCCCATCGCCAGCGACGCGATCGCCATGGTCTCAATCCCCATCGGCCTCTCCCTTCATGACGATGCGGCAGAACGGCTCGCCATAGGGGCCCATCGCCACCGGCGCCTCGACCGTGAAGCCCAGCCACCGCGCCCAGCGCAGCGATTCGCTGTAGGGCGCGTGGATCCAGTTCACCATCACGGGATGGACCCGCCGCAGTTCGGCGATGCGGGCGCGGGTCAACCGCAGGAACTCCTTCCGGTGCCGGTCGACCGGCGTGCCGGTGATCAGCCATGGCGTGGCATGGCCGCCGAGCAGGCATGACAGGCCGCAGCCGAGAATCGCCGCGACCTCGCCCCCGGCGATATAGGCGTCGGCCCAGATCGACCGCGCGAGGCTGATGCGCAGGCCCTCTTCCGGGGTCACGCCATGCGCCGCAATCTCGCGCGCATCGCCCGGCCGCAGCTCGATGGCGCGTGCGTGCTCCATCGTGGCGGGCACCACCTCAATCACCAGGACTCACCTCCGGGATGAGATCGAGCACGGTCGCCGGCAGCGGATAGGCCTGCCGCACGAACACCCGCCCGTCTCTGTTCCATTCGCTCGGGATCGTCACCTGCCAGTCGCCGGTGTACGGCGGCAGCGCCGTGCCCAGCGCGTCCTTCCACGGCTGCTTGACCTCGGCGGCGAACACCGTCGAGCTGCCATCGACCTTCTGGGTGTTGATCCCCACCACCAGCCCGCGGCTCTCCTTCACCCGCAACGTCACCTGGGCGATCTTCTTCATCTGGCCCTGCACCGTCGGGCCGCCCGCCTGCATCTCGAGGTTCAGCGTCTCGAGGTCGCAGGTGTAGGGCAGCCCCACCACCACCTTGGAATAGCTGCCGTCGAGCACGATCTCCCCGCCGGTCACCGTCTGGGCGGGCACCACGTTGCCGTCGCCCAGGATCGCCACCGTCTTGCCTTCGAGGTGGTCCAGCCCGGAGAAGGTGCTGACCGGGGGGCCGTCGTAGTTCAGGCCGCAATCGACGAACCACGCATCGGCGATGGTCGGGAAGGTGCGCGGCATCATGCGCTCGAGGTAGCGCTTCGTGACGCCGCCGATCGTGCGGTTGACGATCAGGTAGACCGCATCCTCGTAGCCGCCGAAGCCGTCCGGTTCGGTGATGGTCGCGACGCTCTCGAAGGTGCCGTCGGTCGTGTGCCGGTGCCAGGCATAGACATCGTGCTCGCGCATGTAGGTCAGGCCGAGCAGTACGCCGTCGTCGCGCACGCCCCAGACGATCTGGAACGGCTCCTGCGCGAACGCCCAATCGACGATCTGGTGCGCGCCGGCGAAGTCGTAGAGCAGGTGGCTCGACAGGATGCTCATGTCGAACGATTGGTACTGGTCCTGGATCGCGTCGAACCTGAGCGCGCGCACCCGGCTGCCCTTCTCCTGCACGAACAGCACGTCGTTGCCCGCCACGATCGGCGGCACATGCGACGTGCCGTGGAAGGTCTGGGGCAGGGTGAAACACGCCGCGGGCGTGAGCGCGGATGAGGCGGGTCCGGGCCAGCAGCGCCATTCGGCGCCCGAGGTCATGATCAGCATGGACTGCCCGACCGGCACGAGATGCCGGATCTCGTCGACCTGCCGGCCGGTCAGCGTGCGCGTGATGGCGTCCGAATCGCGGGTCGGGCTGCTGACGTTCATGTTGTTGAAGGCGCCGACGCAGGTGAACCACAGGGTGGTCGGCAGCGCCGTGGTGTCGCCATAGGCCTGGCGCTGCAGGAAATAGGCCGAGCAGCCGGGGTTCGCCGTGCCCCCGTCGTCCGTGCCGATGGCGAGCGCGAAGCTGGCACCGTGACCCGCCGTGTCGGACGCCGTGATCAGGTAGAGCGCATATTCGCCGCCGGCCACCAGTTCCCCGGCGGTGATGTTCACCGCGGTGATGACGCCCGCCGCCACGGTGGCGGTGAGCGTGACCTGCGGCTGGGGCACGCCGAGCAGGGTGATATCCACCGCGGCGTGCGCGGTGTAGCTCGAGCCGCCGGACGAGACGGTGACGCCGGTCAGCGTGCGCTGGCCGGTGTCGGGATCGGGGTCGCCCCAGTGCGGCACCAGCACGGCGCCCGAGCCGCCGCCGTCGCTCACCTGCACGTAGGCATTGGCCGAGACCTGCCTTGTGGTGTCGCCGAGCGTGGCTGTGGCGAGGGCGCTGCCGCTGAGGCCGAAGCTTACCGTGGTGACGGCCCTGCCGCCGTCGATAACGGCGCCGCTGGGCGAGGAATAGCCGGTGCCGCCGGCGGTGATCGTGATGCCGGTGAGGGTGCCGGTGCCGAACGGGTTACGGCTGCCGGGCGGCGTGTTTCCGATGTCGGGCGTGAAGCCGTTGTCGGTGAAGGTCGCCGTCTGGACCTGTGCCACCCAGCCGTAGATCGAGCCCGAGAGCTTGTAGACGTTGTAGTTGGTGCAGCCGGGCACGGTGTTCCAGGTCCAATTGCCGGCGGTGGCGGAGCTGGCGCCCACGCCGGCGGACGGCAGGCTTTCCTCGCCGGTCGAATCGTTGATGGCGGTCACCTGGATCAGGGCGGCCGTGCCCGAGGACCCGGCGGCGAGCCCGGTCGGTGTGGGTGTCGAGGGCTGGAACGTGATGGGCTGGAGCAGCCACGCGGCATGGCCCGAGCGGGTGAGCTTGCGCGCCGCGTAGGCCGGGTGCGTCAAGGTCATGGTGTCGGCGCTCTGGACGACCTTCAGCAGCGGCAGGTCGGCGGCGGCGTAGGGCGTGGCGAGGGTGACGCGCACCCCGGGCCTGCTCTCGACGAAGCCCCAGCCGATGCCGTCGAACATCGCCACCTGCAGGGTCCGGTCGCCGAACACCAGGATGTAGGTCTGGCCGGCCGGCAGCGTGCGGAAGCTGAACGGGATCAGGCGGTGGCGCGCCGTGCTGTCGTCGACCTCGCCGATGAAGTGCGTGCCGGGACGGTTGGACGCGCCGCCATGGGCGTGAACGATCCAGTTGAGCAGCGTGCGGCAGCCCACCCGGAACTTGGCGAGATCGACCCGGCCGTAGAGGAAGGGGCTGAGCTCGCCGGCGGCGAACGACGGCTGGAGGACGGGGATGGTCACGCGGCGGCCTCCGGCACGAAGCCGCGCGCCTGCAGCGCCGCGGGCAGCCAGGGCCGGGCGAGCGCGCTGCCTTCGTTGGCCATGTCCGCGCCGGCGCGCTGCAATGCCGCCTGCCAGAGCTGGGTGAGCGTGCGCACCCGATCGTCCTTGCCGGTCAGCTCGAAGCAGATGCGCGCCGCCAGGCCCCAGGTCATGGCGTCGGCGAAGCCCGCGTCCCAGCGCACCGGGTCGGCGACCTGCGCGGTGTAGATCGCCGCGACCGGCGCCGCCTGGGTCAGCAGCACGGTGACGAACGCGCCGGTCGAATCGCGGTCGGCGGCGACCTCGCAGAAGGTCTCGGGCAGCGCCAGCAGGGGCACATCGTTCAGCCGCCGCAGCCGGAGGCAGTCGGCCGGCAGCGCGTACTTGTGCCGCCAGCGCGCCGGCGGATCGGCGAGCTCGGCGAGCTGGGCGGTGAGCCGCGCGAAGTTCCAGTCGAAGGCGCGCAACGCCGCGTCGCGTACCAGGGCAAGGTGCGTCAGGCACGCGGTCGCTTCCGGCGAGCCCTCGTCGATCGCGCTGATCTTGGAGCGCGTGCCGCAGTGGGAGAGCGCGGCGTTGCAGATGTCGGTGATCGAGGCCATGGGGCGCCTTCCCTGCAAGGAGACACCCCTCCCCCCGAAGGGAGAGGGGTGTGGACGTCACGCCACGTAGCCGCGGGCGTACACGGGCTGGACGTCCAGCGACGGCACCAGCGCCGCCTTCAGCGCGCCGGCGGTCATCGCCGCCGTGCCGATCGCGTAGTTCAGGCGCACGAAGCGCAGCGTGCCGCCGGGCAGCTCGCCGGGCAGGAACTTGTAGCCCTGCACCAGCGCGGCGACCGGGATCGCATCGGACTGCGCCAGGGTCGACCACGCGCCGGGCGCGCCCGAGCCGTTGTCCGGCGCGGTCTGGAACTGCACCTGCAGGGTGGCGGAGCCGCCCGAGGTGAAGGCGGTGACGACCTCGCACAGCAGCGCGAGCTGGTCGGTCGCCGCGCCGCCGATGTCGCGGGCGATGCCGAGGTCGACGATGTTCGTCGAAGCGGTCGAGCCCGTGCTGGTCGGGCTGTCGCCGGCGTCGGCCGAGAACTGGTTCTGCTTGTCGATGAGCATGGAAGGACTCCGAGGGTAAGACGCTCCCTCCCCCGCAGGGGGAGGGCCGGGGAGGGGGATGGCTTCAGGTCACGTTGGCTTCGGCGTTTCCGATCTGGTCGCAGATCCGGATCGGAATGCCGCGGAACGCGGTGTAGGGCTTGCTGTCGCGCGTCTCGATGGTCAGGAAGTTGTTGGCCTTGGCCATCGCCTGGATGTCGAGCGCGGCCCGCACCGCGCGATTGCAGTAGAACACCGTGTTGACCTGGCCGGGCCGCGTGCCGCCGGGCGGCGGGCTCGAGCCGGCCGCCGAGACGAACGGCAGCTTGTTGACCGCCGCGATCAGCGTGTTGACGAGGTTCGAGGTCGTCACCGCGCCGGCCGTCACGTTGACGTTGGCGATGCGCACCACGAAGCGCCAGTCGCGCACGGTGAGCCCGCAGTCCCATTTGAAGTGGGTGCGATAGCCCTGGTAGACGTTGTTGTTGGCGTCGGTCAGCGGCACCTCGCCCATGTCGCGCACCTGCAGCCCGGCCTTGCTGCCCTTGGGAAACAGGCCGTGGCAGGTGTTCTGGCCCCAACCGACCAGCCAGATCGAGGTGTTGGTGTTTGAGCTGCCGCCGGCATTGACGATGTTGCCGCCGTTCGGCGCACCGAGCGCGGTGAAGCGCGGTGCCAGCCCGGTGAAGCGCTCGGCGTTGCTCGCCGTGTTGCCGTAGATCACCGTGCCCTGCATGGTCTGGTTCATGCCCTCGATGAAGGCCAT